CTCAATTCGATGAGAGGGAACTGATCGATGGAACACTATGGAAGTTAATTACATGAGCTTGCTGATTGGGTTCCTGTATCTATGCTTGCACATCGCTATCATCGTAATAGTCGCTTACGCCATCGTTTGGATCTGCAAGATGTTCGGGGTGGCGATCGACGAGAACGTCTACAAGGTCGGCAAGATCATCGTAATGCTCCTGATCATCATTGCGGTGGTAGTCTGGATAAGCGGCGTTCTGGGTTCTCCCATTTTGAACTATCGCTACTGATGATACATCCGCTCGCTCTCGTCTCCGACGATTGCAAAATCGGCGAGGAAGCGAAAGTCTGGCAGTTCGCTAGCGTGATACGTGGCGCGAATATCGGATTGAACGCTAACATAGGTGGTTGCTCTATTGTGGATGGAGCTACGATCGGAAATGATTGTTCCATCGGACATGGCGCTCAGATTCATCCAGGATCACGACTTTCAAACCGGGTGTTTGTCGGCCCTGGTGCTATTCTTTGCAATGATCGCTGGCCAAGGATCAGCAAGGATGGCTTTGATGGAGATGCCCTTCTATCGGGTGCTGTAATTACGATCGATGTGGAGGATGATGTTAGCATAGGTGCTGGCGCGATCATTCTTCCGGGTGTTCGAATTGGCCATGACTCTATGATAGCTGCAGGTGCAATTGTCGGCAGAAGCGTTCCACCTCACTACTTATGGAAACGCTGCGGCGGTCTGGTTCCGATCTCTGCTCGAGTGCCAGATAGAACGCCAGAGGCGGCATGAGTTTGATAGTCGCGACATGCCTCTGGAAGGCGAACGATAAGTCTCAATCGTTCTCTCGCGGCTACAATGAGGAATGGGTAGAAAAGCTTTATCGCGGCTTTCGTCGCAATCTTACGGTCGCGTTTGAATTCGTTGTGTTTGTTGATCTGTTCAGAAGGTTCTCGGAGCCGGCTATAAGGCAGACGAACCTGGCGACGGAGAAACCGGATTACGGTTGTTTCATCGAGCCATACCGACTTGATCTCCCGATGATCCTTGTCGGGCTCGATACGATAATTGTTCGCAACATAGATCACTTGGCGGAATACTGCCTGACGGGAGAGAAGGTCGCGCTGCCGCGGGATCCATATAAGCCGGAGCGATCCATCAATGGGGTAGCTTTGGTTCCTGCAGGTCAGCGTTACATCTTCGATCAATGGCGTGGCGAGAACGATATGGAGTGGCTGCGTAAGTTTCCGTGGCAGCCGATCGACGATCTTTGGCCAGGTGAGGTGTTAAGCCTCAAGTTTCATGATGTCCGGCGTAAGGGACTGCAGGACGCGCGTATCGTTTATTTCCACGGTAATCCGAAGCCGAACGAAATGCTGGCAAATGACTGGGTGAGGGAAAATTGGCGCTAAGGATGCCCTTTACTGCTGGCCTACCGGAGACGGGATGCGGTGCCGGATCCACGGTGGCATTCACGCAGGGCCTGCGGGAAGCTCTGCCTGTGTTGCTTCGAGAACTAAATGTCAGTGTGCTGCTAGACGCCCCATGTGGCGACTTCAACTGGATGTCTAGAGTTGATCTCTCTGGTGTCACTTACATCGGATATGATTATGACGGTAATCACTGCAAGGCTGTTTTGGCGGGATCGTCTCAACCTGAGCATTACCGTCCAATTAAGAAAGCGGTGATGCAGACAGATATATGCAATAGCATCTCGTCATTGGGCGCCGACATGATGCTCTGCCGGGACTTTCTGCAACATCTACCGAACGCTGATGTTTCTGCTGTTCTAAGGAATTTTTGGGTAAGTCAAATACCGTGGCTTCTGGCTACGTCGCACAGTAACTTTCACAACGAGGACATTCCGAATCGAGGAATGTTTCGCCCAGTGAATCTAACGGTTGCTCCGTTCAATCTACCGCCGCCGATGAAGACCATACCTGACGGTCCCGGTCGAATTCTCGGACTGTGGCATCGAAACGAGATGACCTGACATGAGCCTAACGATCGCAGATACAAATGATGACCGGTCGCTTCTGTCGATATCGGAAGTGCGGGCAGCAGTAGGATTGGATAGTGAAGATTCATCAAAGGACTCGGTCCTAAATCCGATTAACAACTACGTCTCCGCCATGATTACGAAGGCTTGCAAGGTCGCTAAAGCAGGGATTATCCCGCCGACGCTTCGCGATGAAACGGTTACTGAAACGTTTGTTAACAAGAGCCTGCAGAGATCGCTTGTTCTGGCGCGACGGCCGGTCATCGAGATTATATCGGTGACGCAGTCGGGATCCGAACTGTCGGAAACCGACTACATAGTCGACGCTGCTGCGGGGGTATTGTACCGCACCGGAACCGGTTGGTACTCGGATCACCTCGGGCCGTGCTCCTACTGGTCAGCCGGCGACGCCGTCGTCGAGTACAGTGCTGGCTATGAGGAAGTGCCAGACGATCTGAAGTATGCGGCGATCAAGTTCATTCAGTCCGAGTACGTCACCGGAGATCGGGATCCTCGGTTGAAGAGCCTGCGCATCGACGGCGTTTCGGAGAGGACATGGTGGGTCTCGGACAAGCCGGTATCGAGCGCGGTGCCTAGCGACGTGATGGATATCTTGGCCCGCGGCGGATACGTCAATCCGGTTATCGCGTGACCCAGGCAGAGCAGGAGATCGCGGATCTGGACTACGCCCTCGAGAGGGATGGTCAGACAGTAACGCTAAAGCGCGGTGCAGCATCGGTCGACTGCTGGGCATTTGTACGAGACCTGACCAAGGACCAGGTCGTCGACACGGTCGCTCAGCAGATCTTCCACGTCATCATGTCTCCGACCCAGATCGATGCCGCTAGCTGGCCGGCGGCGGTAGACAGTCCGGCGCCGGCTGTAGAAGCCCGGATTCCGGTCAAGAGCGATAAGCTGACCATCGCCGGCCGATCGCGGACCGTGCAGACGGTGCTTCCTATTTTCGTCGCAGACGTGCTGGTGCGCATCGAAATGAAGGTGACGGGCTGATGTGGCCTAACTGGGCTGGCGAGACTGCAGTCATCGTCGGGACGGGTCCGAGCGCGAAAGATGCGCCGCTCGAGCTCGCCAGGGGCAGGGCGAAGGTCTTCGTAATCAAGGGAAGCTACAAGCTGGCGCCCTGGGCTGACGCTCTCTACGGTCTGGATCAGGGTTGGTGGATCGCCCATCAGGGCGTTCCACAGTTTCAGGGTCTGAAGTTCTCCCCGTCGCCGGCGGCTTGTAAGGCCTGCAACTTGCAGCAGATCACCTTGAAGCCTCGAGCCGAGATCCTGATGAAGGTGACGGGCGTCATTGGCTGCGGACTCCGTACTGGCGGCGGATACTCAGGGTTCCAGGCGATCAACTTGGCCATCCAGTTTGGGGCGCGGAAGATCATTCTTGTCGGGTTCGATATGAGCCTGACCAACGGGGCGCATTGGAATCCAGGCGATCGCGGTGTGGGTAAACCAGATCCCGGAAGGACGGAGAGCTGGCGCGCGGCGATGGACGGATGTGCAGATCAGTTCCGATCTCTCGGCGTCGAGGTCTTGAATGCCTCGTATCCGTCGGATCTTCGATCATTCGAGAAGGTGACGTTGGAACGGGCGCTTCGGAAACGGACTTGGGCGAGGCGATCTAATGGCGGTGAAGATCAAAGTCGACCCGTTGAATCTGAACTACAATCTCCTTTTATCAGCGACCCTGACGCCGACGGAGCAGAAACAGGTATTCGCTGAATACGCTAAGGGCGTAATCGATGATGCCGCGGCGCAGAACGCCAAGGTTCTAGGTCGTGTCCCGCCGTATACCGTTGCCGTCGATGGAAGGGTTGGCGCACCTATTTCATCAGTAAAACTTGGCGGTACTGTCTTCGCTGAGTTCGAGTTGGTGTTCGAGGCGCTTGAATGGATTGCAGACAAGCTCAGGGAGTTTTCTCCAGTCGGCAAACCGCCGAAGGATCCGCATCCAGGCCTCTACAAGGCGTCTCACGTTTTGTTCGCAGACAGTGTCGCGGTGGAAGATGGAGCGGTGCCGCCAATCGCAACCGAGTATTTCTTCGCAAATACACAACCATATGCCCGCAAGATTGAACGAGGCCTTTCTCCGCAGCGACCTGAAGGCGTCTATCAAGCGGTCGCGCATCTCGGAACTGCAAGGTTCGGAAACGTTGCGAAGATCAAGTTCGGGTATCGAACTCCTCTATTCGGCGCGATCAACGCATGGTCTCAAACGTCGTCGGCAGCCAACCTGGCGTCGCGTCGCGGAGGCCGCAAAGAGCTTCATGCCGAGTGGCTGCGACGTCAGCCGGCAATCATTGTGACGCTTTCGGGATAGCCAATGCCATCAGCAGCCGTAGAGGAAGCGTTCCGGACCCGGCTCGCTGCCAACTGGACGTATACGCCTGTCCTTGGAGCCAATGGTGTCACCCAGCCTCCGTCGGATGGATCTGGATTTGCTCTGATCCACTATCCGGTCACCGATGGCAGTCGGCCGTATCTGACCAGGCGTCGTTTCGAGGAAGGTGCGGCTCGCATCATTCTAAATGTCCCAAGCGGGGACGAAGTTCCAGGCTGGCTAGCGAAGGCAGATGAAATTGCCGCGTTGTTTTCC